TTAGCGGCTTAATTCCCGCTGACGCTCACTTGAATGTGTCTGTACGTTCAAATTGAGTGGCATTTTTACAGAACCGCTGTTTAGCGCGTCCGCCGCTAGGCAGTCAAATTTAGCGGAATCGTGTGCGGGTTGCCTGGCCGTTGGCTGCACGCCCATTAAATTAAAAACGAGCCTAAACATGTAGTACCGAAAGTTGCGTGTTCGCGGACGGGGGTTCAAATCCCCCCGCCTCCACCAATACCTGAAAACCCAACCCTTATCGGTTGGTTTTTTTTCTGCCCGCAGCGCCAGTGTTGGCGCAGTTCCGGGCGCTGGCCTCTTTAGCGGCATCCTTCTGACGGCACCCATTTCCGGGCCGTTCGGCTCCGTTTTCTCTCTCTGTTCTCTGTCCGGCTCTTTACCGAAAAACGCCCCAAGCCCTGCAAAAACGCGGGTTTGCGCGCGTCCGGTTGCGTTTTTCGTCTGCTGGAGGCGATGCGACCGAGAATGCAACGGGCGTAAAAAAACCGCCCGGAGGCGGCGCGTGGTGAGGGTGCTGGTCATCAGCTTTTGGCCTGGATCATCTTGCGTTGCTGTTGCCAATCCAGCGGCAGGCTGCCGCTGCGGNGTATCCACAAAGCTCCAGAAGTTACCAAACCACCAGTTTTGGCCTAGCTTTTGGGGCTTTTTTATGCGCCAGATGTATCCATGTGTATCCACGTTATACCAAGCGCTTTGTAGTACCATTTGTGGGACTAAAAAAACATGTAGTACTGAATGTGGCACTAACTGAAACTCAATGCCGGACTGCTGCTGCGCCGGCTAAGAACGTGAAGAAGTATTTTGACGGCGGTGGCCTGTGCTTGCAGGTGACGCCCGACGGGAAAAAGTACTGGCGGCTCTACTACCGCATGCCCGGCAGCAAGAAACAACAAACCGTGTCCTTCGGCGTGTATCCAAAGGTCAGCCTGAAACAGGCAAGGCAGCGGCGCGATGAGGTGAAATTACTGATCGCGCGCGGCATTGATCCCAAGCTGGCGGCGAAACAATTACGGCAGGATAAAGCCGTGGCGCTGGAGAATACCTTTGCCGATGTTGCTAGGCGTTGGCTTGAGCATCGTGCGGCGGTGAAAAAGTGGGGCGTGCAGCACCGGCGCGCGACAAGTAGCATGCTGGAGCGGTACATGTATCCCCGCATCGGTGATTATCCGGTGACGGAAATTGAGCCGACGCAAATCCTGCGTGTGCTGCAAGAATTACAGTCGGCGGGGAAAATTGAGACATCGCACAAGTTGTTGAGTGCGACGACGCAGGTGTTTCGCTACGCGATGATCACCATCCGGATCTGCAAATACAATCCTGCAGCGGATTTGTCGGAATTGCTGGAAACCGGGAAATCTGTCCCCTACCGCCACATCACTGACCCTGTTGAGATCGGTCGCTTGCTGGTCGCGCTGGATGAATATACCGGCAGTCCGCAGGCAAGAGGATTGGCTCGCCTACACCCGCTTATATTTACGCGGCCAACGGAAATTCGACTGATGCGCTGGGATGAAATAGATTTTGAACAACGTCTCTGGCGACGTAGCGAAGATGAGACTGTACGCCGAAAAAACGTCAACGCCGTACCATTCTCCCGCCAGGCATGGGAAATTATTGCCAGCCTGCACTTGGTCACAGGGCGGACGGATTACGTCTTTTGCAATATCCATCGCAACAAGCCATTCAGCGCCGGCGCAGAAAGCAAGGTGTTGAAGAGTATCGGCTATCACGAAAAAATTGTGCCGCACGGTTGGCGGCATACGGCATCGACCTTGCTGCATAATCAGGACTACGACAGTATTTGGGTTGAAAAGCAGCTAGGTCATACAGACAAAAATGAAGTCCGGGGGACCTACAACCATGCGGACTATCTCGAACAGCGGCGAAGAATGCTGCAAGAATGGGCCGATTACCTAGACACGCTGAAAGCCAACGTCAAGTGACGTTGGCATTTTGTTGGTCAAGCCAGTCCAAAACCTCACCGAGGATGTAATAACGGCCTCTTGCGCCGATATATGCGCGCGATGCCGGAAACAATCCCCTCTTCTCCATCCGCCGTATAGTTTGCGGTGACAAGGTGGTTATCCCCTTATGTTCGCGTCCCCGTTTGTTGGATGTAGATACCTCGGCAAGACTTAGGTGAGTTTCGCGTGGGAGTGCCGTGTAATCCATTACTCCTCCTTTATTTTGATGACGGCGCTTCCATCAGGATCAATAAAAGCATGAAACACTTCACCTGTTATTGGACTGACCGCCAATGGTGTCATGGGCAGAAGGACTTCGACCAGGTTGCAAAATTGGGCAAAATCGCAGCCAAAATTTTTCTCTAATGCTGCATTCAAGTCCCAGCCGAGTTCTTCTTCAGGATCGCATTGTTCACTGATTATCTCTGCTACCGTATCAGGCGCATAGCCAAGACACAGCCACGCCAATTCTTCAAAATCATCTAAATTATTCATGGTTTACTCCGTTCACGCAATATTCGCCACCGCTTGGATGCGCTCGCCAATCCAGCGCATAACAGGGACTGCCATGCTGTTGCCGATTGCTCTGTAGCGTAGGCCGTCCGGGCAATCTTCAGCAGGCTTCCCGCGCCAAGGGATGCGAGTGTGATGGTCGGGGAATCCTTGCAGCCGTTCACATTCGAGCGGCGTCAAGCGGCGTACCCGCGCGCCTACTGTGGCCGCATGTCGGTCAGTTGCGGTCAGCGTATAACATGTGCCGTCCTGGATTGCGCCCATACCATTGCCGCCGCTACTCAGTGTTTTGTTGATAGTGTTGCCGTTGATGCAAACGACATTGGTCATGCCGTTATGCTGACAATCCAGCGCAAAGGCGGTGTTTGACACGCACGGGTCTTGCCGCCCGTGGACAACAATCAAATCCGTCGCGTCGCGGTAGTCGCGAGTTTTAAGCGTACTGCTCGTGTCGTCCTCTATGTAGTTGCCGAATCCGCGCATTCGGCAGACTGATGCAACGCCGCCTCCAGCAACGGCGGCAGCACTTTTTTCCGCCTCGCCGCACGGCTTAGAATCCCCGCACAGGCTCGCGCGCTCAAAAAGTACCGCTGCGGCACGTTGCCAGCTTCGAGTATTGCCGACAACGAAGACGCGACGACGACGCTGGGGTACTCCGAAATAGCGAGCGTCAAGCACTCGGTAAGCGAACCCATACCCGCATTTTGCCAACCCGCTGAGGAAGGCAGCGAAATCCCGTCCGCCGTTGGATGACAAAACGCCGGGGACGTTCTCCCAAACCAACCAGTCGGGGCGGTATCTGTCAGCAATGGCCAAATAGGCGAGCATGAGGTTGCCACGCGGGTCTGCCAGTCCTTTTCTAAGTCCGGCGATGCTGAAAGACTGGCAAGGTGTGCCGCCGACCAGAAGGTTAATTGCTCCATTTTTCCATTCCTTGAATTTCAACATATTGCCCAGGTTCGGGACATCAGGCCAACGATGCGCCAATACTGCCGTCGGGAATGGCTCGATTTCGGCAAACCATGATGGCCGCCAGCCCAAGGACTCCCAAGCAACGGATGCTGCCTCGATACCAGAACAGACGGAACCATAGTTAATCCGCCTCATGCTGCTTTCTCCTGCACTTCGGTTTTATCAACAATTTCCAGCGAGAGTCTGATTTCCTTGCCATTAGCCAAGTGCAATTTCGGCGCCAGGAGTTCTATTCCCTCCTGTTCCATTACCTTTGCCAATACCAAAGACACCTCTACCCATTTCCGCATTGTCACCATTAGAAGGTTGTTACTCATAGTTTTCTCCTGTGTGTTAAGAAGTCTGTTCCCCGCGCGCGCGTTGAAATATCCAGCATCGCGGGGTTTTGGGTTGACCGTAGCTGTTGCACGCGATGGCCGATGACACCGTGCGGCTCGCATCAACAAACTTGCGGTGTTTGCTGGAGCGCAGGTGGCGTTTCAAATCGCGCAAGAGCGGCACTTGTTGGCGGGCATTGCCGGCCATTTCGATAAATTCGTTGAGATTGACAGCGATGAGGTTTGGATCGCGGCTGTGGTTGAGCGCAGGGACAGTTCGGCCAGAATCGTCTTTCCTCCCTTGCCCATCTAAATAATCAAAGGTTTCCCAGAAATCGGCGACTACCGGATGATCGGCGGCGATGGCCGTTTGCCGCTCGATGCAAGCATCTTTCAGCGCCGCGCAGGTCGCTTTTTTCTGCTCGTCGCTCAATCCGAAAATGGCCGCAAACTGTTCGGCGAAGGCAATCAGTTGGGCGTGGTTTTTGGCCAGCCGCGCATGATGGATACCCTCAATGTTGAGCAGCATTTCTTGATACTTCGGCATCTTCTCGGCGACGTAGGAAACCACCTCGTTTTCACGCGTTGTGGCCAGCAATGTGAAGTAGCTCAGTTCTTCAATACCGAGGCGTACCATTTCATCGGTGGCTACCTTGGAATCGGCACTGTGCCCTGCTTTGGTGAAGCGTAGCTGGACAATCCGCTCCAGAACTGCATCGCTAGCGTTGACCTGGTCGTTCTGGGCAATAACCAGTGTGCCGCGAAAAGGCGGCTCGTAAGTTTCGTTGCCGCTGTTTTTCAGACCGCGCACCCGCATCCCACGCCCGTTATAAAAGGGTTTGAGTTCGTCCCAGTCGAATTTCCGCGCGTGCGAGTCCTCGGAGCGATCCGCCTCAATAAATACATTGGGCATGTTGGAATGCTGCGCCAGCGAGCGGTCGAGGCCGGCACGGGTGCCTTTGTTTGGATCGATACCTTCACGATCTTGGCCGAGCAACCGCCAGAGGAATTCGATCAGCGTCGTTTTGCCGGAACCGGGTTCGCCGATGACCTCCAAAAACGGGAAGGACGACTGGCATTTGCGCACCTGCTCGGCGAAGAGCGAAGCGAACCAGTACACCGCCGCAATCATGCCGTCGGTGCCAAAAGCGCGCCACACCAGCTGCGGCCAGTCCTGGCGATAATGGCGCGGGGTCGTTTCGATGTGCATCTGCCGCTCGCGTGACAACGACTTGATGGATTTCTTCGGCAGATCGAAAAAATCCTCTTCGTTGATGTCGTAAGTCTTACCGCCCTGCACAGCGATGCAGGGGAAGATGTAGCAATCGTGCTCGCGGCTGTAGCCGATATACTCGATCGTTTCCACGGTTTTCAGCCCCTGCAGCCAGCGGGTACCTATCCAGTCGAGGTGTTTCGCTTCGCCCGACCACCACGCGCCTTGCGCGCTGGCCAGCCGCTTTTTGAATTCGGCACTGGCGGTGATTTGCCCCGGCGTGAAAGTCATGTTCATCGCCGGGCGACTGTCGGGGAAATGGATGCGGGCGTAAAACCAGCTTTCATCCGTCACTTCCGCACGCTGGAAATAGAGAAATTCGGGGCGCGCATTCGCAATGCGCTGTGTTTTCCCGACCATCATGACCGCATTGAGCGTCGTTTCGTCGTTGGTGCGGCCATAGTCAAAATCGCCGGACTCAATCAAGGCTTCCAGCGCTTTTTGCTCTACCGACCACCAATAGAGCTGGTTGTCGAAGTCCACGACAAAGCCGTGCGCCTTGTTATGGACAAACAGCAAGGCCGCTTTTTCCTCTACTGATTGGGCAATCAGCAGCGCGCCGTGGTAGCGATATTCAGCAAGATCATCTTCTGTCAGTTTCCCCAAGCGGTGCAGGTCGTTCCAGTCGCATTTACTCTTTTGGGGAGCAATGGCCGCACCGCATTCGATGTCCGCATTACGCATCCGCGCTACGAATTTGCGGATAGCGGATTTGCCCGCTTTGTCGTTGTCGAGTGCCCACACCCAGCGCACCCCTTGTGCGGTGCAGTTGGCGAGCGCCGTTTTCGGATAGTTCGAGCAACTGAGGATAGCAACCGCCTTGATGCCGTTTTGCCACAGCGAGATGGCGTCAATAATGCCCTCGGTAATCCACACCTCGTCACCATCCTGGATAATCATCTCCGGCGGCTGCCACCAAAGTCCGGCGTGCGGCCCGCTGAAATTCTGCTTGCGTACCTCACGACTGCCGTCGGCGTTGACGATTTCGACCGGGTCAACAAAACGCTCCATGTAGGACGTACTGTTGGGCAGATAAAAACGCACCGTGGCCGTGCCGCTTTGTGCCTGCCCGCTCCACCATTTTTCCTGTGTGTAGTAGGACTTCATGCGCATGGTGTTGAGGCCGCGCGCCTCACGCATGTAGGCATCGGCGGTGGCATTCGGGTTTTGCGGCGTGCTGGGGAAGCGCTTGTTGTACTGGCCGAATTCCTCCGGATACAAGTCGCGGACGGAGTACTCCATGCCGCACTTGTTCTCGCGGCCACAGCGCAGCACCCACGGCGATTGCGCCGAAGTAAAGAGCGATTTTTTGCCACAAGCAGGACATTTGCCCTGGTTAAGCCAGCGCCCGTCATCACTTTTCTTAAAGCCAAACTCGCTGAGTATCCGGGGCACAATGCGCCCGGCTAGCTCTTCATTCATCTCGGCCATATGTCCCTCGCTTACAGCAGCGCGCTTTGTTGCTCGCGCGCTGTGCGGGCGCGGACAAATTCAACCAGCTCGCGCAGCGATACCGCGTGCTGTTGCCCACCGTCGTTGATGATGGCGCAAGCGGTGGATGAATCGTCAATGGACAATCCCCAGCCCTCTTTGGCCAGCCCTGCGGATTCGTGTTCGGCGATGGCACGGGCTGCCGTCAGTTCGGCGCGGTGGGTATCAATTTTGACCAGCTCTTGCAGATAGTCGCGGCAAGCGGCGAGGCGTTCGTCGCGGCTGTAGCCGGGCTGCCAAGGACGGGCGACAAACTCGCGCGCCAGGTCAAGAGCACGGTCTTGCACCGCGTCACAGACGGGGATGGCCGTGATTTGGGGTTGGAAAAGGCCGCTTGCCGGCGATATTTGCCGAACCACTTCGGAGCGAATGAGGTAGGTCGCGCCGCAGTGCGGGTTTTGACATGCTGCGTATTGTTCGCGCATGGCATCATGCTGCTGGTGGCTGCCTTGAATGCGCATCGGCGCACCGCACGCCGGGCAAGGGAAATGGCGTAAGGGTTGACTCATAGCGCACCCTCCTTTTTGCCGCATTTTTCGACCAACGCCCAGAATTCAAGCAAGGCTTCACCGACGGTGTCAAAAAACTGGGTGGGGTGGACTTTGTCCGGGTTCGTGTACATACGGACACTGGGACCAACCTCGTCACATGACAAGTAGATACTGGATACAGCAAATCGCGCTGAGATCTGCGTTGTTCCGTTTTCAAAAAACGAGACATAGCAAGTGATGCCCCGCTCAATCAAACGAGCGGCGACAGCAGAGAAAATCAGTTTCAAAGTGTCTTTATCCACGGCGTCCTCCTTGTCGTAGCCAGGCGAGGCATTCCGGCTGTTCATTGGCCGGCAGATGTGGGCAGAGGTCGGCGATGCGCTGATAGTGCGCGTCGCTGTCTGTGCGGTAAAACGGGTCGTCCTCGGCGAGTGCCTTGGCGAACATCACGGTAGCCATCGCCATGATGGCGAGGCAGGCGAGGATTTCACAGACGTCTCGAATAGCATCGAGGCGTGTCGCGTGCGGGTCGCGGTAGTAGCGGATGGGCGGCTGTCTCATGCGGCACCGTCCTCGCTCATCATATTGAGCGAATCGCGGGCGAGGTCACGCAGAGCGCGGAACAGTTCGGGGGTGATGATGATGGCTTTGGCCGGGGCGAGTGCCAGCCCTTGTGGTTGCGCCGGGCTGGGAAGCGCAATCAAGGTGCAGAACTCTTTGAAAGAAAGGCGGCGGTCGCCGGTTTTTATGCGGCTGACGCCGCTATCGTCGAGGGAGAGCGCATCACGGATTGCGGCAACAGGGATTGCACACAAATGGCTTTCCAGCAAGCTGACGGTGCTGCAAACAGGTTTGATGGTCATGACTGGCCACCTTTGCCAAACTCGGCGTCAAGGTATTGCTTAACGCATTGGTAGGCGATGGTTGCCATTGGTAGTTTCAACTTGCGCGCGGCGCGTTGCAGGCGCTGGCGGTCTTGTTGAGATAGCCGGACGAGAACCGGCTTGTCTTTGCGGGTTTCGGGCGGTTTGATGTTCATGTATCATTACAGACGGCTAAGCCTAAGCGTAAGCGCGGCGAAGCCATAAGCCTCCTGATTTGTTGGGGGAATAGGAGAGCAACCGGATAGTTTGGTGACTTGGGGTTGCTCTCCGCCTTATGTAGCTAAGCGCTTTGCTTAGCTTTGAGCTTACTATATGGCTACTTACGTAGCCTGTAAACAGGTATTAGCTAAAAATGCTTCAACTACATGAAAGATTAAGAAAAATAGTCGAGGCTTCAGGACTATCTCAAACCGCTTTTGCAGAGAAAATGGGTATCTCTCTCGCATCGCAAAAAAACTATGAAAAGGGGTTACGTTCGCCGGATAGTAAATATATCGAACGCCTACACTTGGCCGGCTACGATGCCATGTATGTCATAACCGGCGAAGCGAACACTATGCGTCTATCGCGCGAAGATAGCGAGTTGCTTGCCGTTTGGCACGCTGCCGATTTGGCTCGCAAAACAGCCGCGTATAACGCGCTGGTCGGCAACGTGCCGTTGCCGGGCGTAGAAATTAAAAAAGAGTATAAATTTGAGGGCGATTTTGCCGTTGGCGAAAATCACGGGGTAATTCTCAATAATGATGAGAAAAATAGTGGTAATAAAATTGGCAACATAACTGGCTCAATTATTGGGAACATCAAACAAGGAAAGTAAATGGAAAATAAAGACGAGGATGTTGAATTATATCTATACAATCAGATTGGCGATATTAAAGATAGTAGAATAAATAAAATTGAACAGGTTCTTAATATATCACCAAATATCCCTGATGATTTAAAAGAAGCGTTTGAGCTTTATCTTAACCTTATGAATGAGGATTTATTATGGAAAAAAGAGCAGCGTGCTCGGTTGCAAAAAATAGAAGAAATTACACGTAAAACTGAACTAGAAAACATAAAGAAAAAAATTCTTGCAGATAGAACCAATGTTTGGATGAAAGTAATTTTTTTATTTGAAATTACTTTGGTAATTTTATTCTATCTTTATAGAATATATCAAAAAACAAATGTTTTTAATGTTAAAAACTATATTAATATCCTTTGGCGTGATTTTTTGTATTTAACAGGTAACCCTACGGTTGTAACAAGCTTTTTATTATACTCTATTGCTATATCAATATTATTTATCTTTATTGCTGCATTTTTTAGTAGAAGAATTGCATATCGTGCCGTTCATAGATTTGAAAGAAATGAGAAAATAAAAAACAGCAAAATACCAACATAAAAATGCTAAAGAAAATATTTCTAGGAATACTGATATTGTGGTCGCTATTTATCTTTGCCGGTTTTGCGACTTCGCCGCGTCAAGCGGAAGATGTTTCATTATTGCTGATAGTGGGTATTTTTCCTTGGGTCCCGACAACGTTAGTATTGTGGCAACAAAACGCACGTAGACGGCGCGTTCCGCCATCATCTGCGCCACCCGAACCCACAGGGATGAACGCCTCGGATTATGCCGATTTTTGCCAATTGGTGAGGATGACGTTAAGCGACAACGTCGTTGAGCAGGCGGAAGCTGAATATCTTTACCGCTATTTGCGCGAACATGATGGTTTGCAGGATAGTCGGGTGCGGCATATCGCTATTGTTCTCGCAGCAACGCTGGCAGATGGGCAACTGGACGAAGAAGAAGCAGAAGAATTGCGGGTGTTGCTGGGTGAGTTTCTTGACGCTGATTTGCCGTCTCCACCACGTCCACGACAAAGAAGCCGGGACCGCCGCAGACAAAATGCACCTCCGCCCGTTTCCGACAATCCCTACGGCATGATTCTGCCGGGCAATACTTACGATATTTCATATTGCGACAGCGGGGGCAACATTAGCGAGCGCCGTGTCTATGTGCGTGAAATCAGCCATAACCGGGCAGGTAATGAGATTGTCAAAGGGCGTTGTTTCTTAGTTGATGCAACTCGTAGCTTCCGCCGTGACCGCATTCTTTCAGCAGTAGATGTGGATACAGGCGAGGTCTGCGTCTGATTATGCCTGCGGCGTTGCCATCAGTTTGATATCCAGCGCTTTCATGACTTTACTGATGGTGGCAAAGCGTGGGTCGCTGCCCGGGCGCAATGCCTTGTAAAGTGCTTCGCGGCTCATGCCGCTTTTTTGCGCGATTTCCGTCATGCCGCGCGCGCGGGCAATAATGCCCAGCGCATGCGCCAGTTCGGCCGGGTCTTCATCATCCAGCGCCAATTGCAGATAAGCCGCGATGTCTTCCGCGTCGCGGAGTTGTTCGGCCATGTCGAAGGTGGGCAGGTCAGCGATACGGGTCATGCCAATCCTCCAAAGGTTTGCATCATCCATCGTCATTTGCCGTAATGATAGCGGCAGGAAATGACGGTCAGCGCGCGTTCGTCCACGGCGTAAACCAGGCGGTTGCTGTCGTCGATGCGGCGCGACCAGAATCCTGCCAGATTGGCCTTGAGTGCTTCGGGTTTGCCGATACCGGCAAAGGGCGTGCGCAGGGCATCTTTGATGAGCAGGTTGATGCGCTTCAGGGTCTTTTTATCCTGTGCCTGCCAGTAAAGGTAATCCTGCCAAGCCTCATCGGTGAAGGCGAGCAGGCGTTCAGTCATCAGCGAGTTCCTGCGGGGCGGCTTGGCCGCTTTGGTACTGGGCAATGGAGCGTTGCAGGTGGGCGGCGTTGGCGGGCGTTTTCAGCAGGTGCAGGGTTTCGGTCAGGCTGTTGTAGGTATCGAGCGACATCACCACGGCATCTTCGCCGTTGCGGCGGGTGATGAGGGTAATGTCGCGGTCGTTCGCCACCCGGTCAAGGACGTGTTTGAGGTTGTTGCGGGCGTCGCTGAAGGAAATGGTTTGCATGGTTTCTCCTGTACAGTTTGTCGTACAAGTATAGATGCGGGGCGGATGCCACGCAATGCGGCTCATCCTTCCATCTCCGCGCAACTGATTTGCACGGTGTAGCCGTTGTCGCCGAGTGTGTGCGTAATCTCCTTGATAAACCACCGCACCGCGTCAATCTGCGGTTTGAATCCCTCCACTTTGAGCGGCTGTTCAGCGAACAGCTCGGCGCGGCCAAAGGCGAGGTTCAGCGAGAGGGTGCGGGCGCGGGTTTTGATGCGCTTCATTTCCGCCTCGGCTGCCTTCTTCGCCTCCGCCTCGCTGTTGTAGGTTTGTTTCAGGTGGCGGCGGTAGCCGTCTGCGCCGACCTCCGCTTTTTTGCGCTTCGCGCCTTTCTTGTCGTGCCAGTACGCGGTCACGCCGGTCACACGATCATCGCGATCAGCGTCGGTAAAGTCGTGGCTGTCGCCCTCGCTGCGGTGAATGGTGACGGTTGGTAGCGCTTGCCCCGAAGAGGTTTTCCCCGCCGCGCGCACCGTAAAGAGCAAACGGCCGTCCTTGACGGTGCCAACGGCGTCATGCTCCTGCGCAAGGCGGGTGACGAGGTGGGCATCGCTTTCGTTAGTCTGGTCGAGGTGGTCGATGCTGATGCCGGCCAGCTCTTGCGATACGGCTGGGGTCAGTTCATGGCGCGCGGCGATGGTGCCGATGATGGCGCCGATGGTGGTCTTGTGGTAGCTCTGTTCGCGCTCTTCGAGCAAGGTTTTCCGAAAATCCGCCGAGCGGGCACGGATAGTGATGACATCCGGCGGGCCGTGATGGCCGATTTCATCGACGATGTAGCTGCCCCGGTTTTGTTCGCGCCCGGCAAAACCGAAGACAGCGGTCAGCTTCTTGCCCTTGCTCGGCAGTTCCACCATGCCGTCGCTGTCGTCGATTTCTACAGTCAGCTCGTCCACCTCCATGCCGTTTTTATCGATGAGGGAGAGCGAGATGAGGCGGCCGCGCAATTCCAGCGGACGACCTTCCAGGATGAGTTGATAAATCGGTGTCATCAGAACAACCTCGTAATCAGCGGCAGCAGCGGCGCGAGTTTGCCGTATTCGCTGTAGCGGCCGTCGTAGCGTTTCAACGCCAGCTGGAATTCGATGCGCTGCGCGTTACCGTCGAAGATGAGTTCGCTCGCAGTTTCGTTAAGTGAGGCGATCAGCCAGTAGCCCAGCACCTTGCCGTCGCCGCGCATCAGCAAATACGGCTCACCGCGCTCGGCCATTTCGCGCAGCATGTTGAGGCTGGATGGCCCGCCGGTGTAGGCGGGCATCAGCACTCCATTCAGGGTGATTTGGTCTTCGCCACGCCCGATAAACTGATAGGCGGGTTCGCCGCCGGTGCGGTTGTTGGATGGCCAGCGCCACTCTGTACTGCGTTGCACACTGTCAAAAGGGGCGGTGTGGACGCTGAAAACAAAAAGCCCGTAACACATCAGCATGGTTTCCTCCTATCAAGCCGGGGCTGCGTCGTACATTGCACTGCGCATACCCGCCGCCTGTTTGCGGCGTTCGGCGGCCAGGGCGCTGCCGACCTCTTTCTTGACGTTCGCCGCCAGTTCCTTGCTGTCCATCCCCTGGGCGTTGATGTTGACGTTGACCGTCGGCGCGTAATTGCTGGATAACGGCTGGCCACGGGTGACGGGGGTCAGCGGCTTGGCCGCCGGTGGCCTGGGTACGCTGCTATTGCCGAGGACGCCGGCGTTGCGCATGGCGTTGCGCGTCTCCTCGCGCTTCTTGTCTAATGCTTGTGCGGCTGCCAGGTCGCCGCGCGACAGCCGCTCTGCTTGCGCCGCGACGGTCTTGTTTGCGAGGATGCTGCCTTCCTCCGCCGCACCGACCAACCCTTTCAGCGATTCCCACGCCCCTTTGATTTTGTCGATGAGCCAGTTGATTTTGTTGGTGGCCCAGTCAATCGCGGGGCCGAAAATGTCCATGATCGCCTGCATCACCGACCAGTTGCGGATGGCTTCGATGGCGCGGGTGCCGGCGCCGGTGAGCAAATCCCACAGCCGCCCCGGCAGATTGACGCAGAATTCGATTGCGGCAGAGAAGGCGCCGATAATGGCCGAGGAAACGGGATTGGTCAGCCACCAGTTTTTCAGCGCCGCCCAGCGGTCTTTCAGGAAGCCGATCACGTTGCCCCAGTTTTTATAGAGCCACCAGCCGGCGGCAACGACAGCGGCAATGACGAGGACGATGGGGTTGGCCAGCATAAAGCGTCCGGCAATGAGAAAGGCACGTCCTAGCCACATGATGGCCGTTGCCAGTCCCGATAGTGCCGCTTTGCCGGCTACCGCAGCAAAACCGGCAAAACTCGTGAATAGACGACCGAGTAAACCGAGGTTTGCCAACAAGCCGCCTATGGCGAATCGGCCCATGACCCACATCGCATTCAGGCCGGCAAACACCAGCAGCAGCGTACCGCCAACTGCCGCTAGGGCAATCAGCCCGGCGGCGCCAACCATGATCCATTTCACTAGCTCTTTGTTGTTATTGACGAAGGGCTGCAACGTGTTCTCGATGAAGTCTTGCAGGTTGGTACTCAGCCACAACAGGCTGTCGCGCAGGGTTTCTCCGATGGTACCGGAGAGCAGGGTGGCAACCCCTTCAAGCTGCTCAAAGGCGGCAGACAAAGTCGAGGTCTTTTCGGTAATGCGCATGGTTTTGTCGGCCTGCTCGTCCATATCGGCCAGCGCCTGAGTCAGCCCTTCCACCCCCTGCTGCGCGAGGATTTTGGCGACACGTCCGCCCTGTTCGCCGAACATCTGCCGCATCGCCAGCAGCGCTTCTTCATCGCCCAGTTTCTTGCGGACAACGTCAAATTTCTCCAGTTCCTTGACGATGCTCTCGATGTCTTTCAGGGTGCCGTCTTTGTTGTAGAAATTGAATTTGACCCCGGCTTTTTTCAGGACATCGCGTGCTTCCCCTTTCATCCCTTTTTTCGCCATCTCTAGAGCCTTCGGTCCTTCGCCGAGTTTGGACAGCATCATCGAGAAGTTGGTGCCAAACATCGAGCCTTCCAGACCCTGCCGTGCCGCCAACCCTTGCAGGGCAAGCAGCTTGCGGTAGTTGGCCTCGCCGGTCAGTCCGAGCGAGTTGACGTTAGGGGCGTAGTATTTCATCGCCTCGCCCATGTCCTCTTTTTTCAAGCCGAATGCAAAGTAGGCGCGCTGGGTCATGTCAGCGGCCTTGTTCAGGTCGTCGGGATTGAGGCCGTGCGCTTCAATCATCCGCGCAGTGAAAGTACCGCCTTCCTCTTGCCCCATGTTCATCAGCACCGCCAGCTCTGCCGCTGCTTTCAGGCCGCCGCTGGTGAGTACTTCGTCTTTGACCCCCTGTTCTTTCAGCGATTTGGCGAGGTTGATGAAGTCCTGGGTGGTGCCGGGCAATACGTTGCCGAGCTGCTTCGCCTGCTTGTTGATTTCTTCAAAAGCGCCAAATGTGCCGTCGGCGCGCATCATCGTCACCTTGAGGTCGGTCGACGCCTGCTCTTGCCCCATATATTCACGCACCGGCGCACTGAGCAGGTGTGCGCCGCGCTGCGCAGCATTGATGCCGACATAGCCGGCCATTGAGGCGTTGGCCGAAACCGCCAGTCCGGCATCACGACGGGCGAGGCGCGCCTCCGCCTGACGCTGTCTCTCGGCCAACCGGCGTAGCCGNNNNCGTCGTTGGTCTGTCCGGCCTCGCGACGCAGGCGTGCTTCTGCCGACGCAAGGTTGCGTGTATCAATGCCTGCCGCGCGCAAGCGCTGACTGAGCTGGGCAAGGCGCTGCTGTTCACGGCTGCGCGTTTGCTCCAACTGACTGACCGATTGCCGGGCGCGGTTGTACTCGTCGCGCAGGCGGCGCGTGGCGGCGGTACTCTGCCCCATTGCCGCGCCGTTGCGCAGCTGGTTGTGCAGGTCACGCACCCGCTGCCGCATTTGCGTCAGATCCTGGCTGTTTTGCCGGATAGCCTGCTGCTGGCGGCGGTAGGCGCCAATATCACGCAACTGGGCATCAAAGCGATGCAGCGTGTTGCGGTTTTGGTCAAATTGCCGTAGCAGCCGCTGCCCGGCACGCCCCACGTTGGCAAAGGTGCGACTCATTTGGTCAAAGGCACGCAGGCGCACCTGTAAATTGAGTTCGGCCATAAGATTTCCTTGGTTTGTTCTGCTACAATGCAGTTATCGAAAGAGAAAAGGAGCGTGTCATGGAATTATGGGTACTGCTTTGGATCGTGGTAATTCTCACGGTGTTGGGCGTCATCGGCGTCTTCTTTTCCTTCCTCAACGAAGTGCTTTTTGAACCGCTCTATCTATGGTTGACTGACGTTTTCTGGGCCTGGCAGGCAAAACGGGATCGCCGCCGGATTGAAACCGAAAGCCGCTTGGAAAAAGAGCGCATGGACGCTGCACAAAAAGCATCCGGACGCCATCCGTTATCGCGACATCTTCCACTGTAATCTTCTTTACACGCCGCCCTTTTCGGGCGGCTTTTTCGTGCACGGCATCTAGCGCCGGGCATCGTTGATGGCGGCCTGCTCGCGCGCGTTGCGCTCGCGGGCGATGGTGTGCCAGCGCAGCAACTCGCGAATGCTCATCCTGTCCATCTCGCTCGGCGGCCAGCCGCCACCGAAAACGATATTGATGTCCGCCCATGCTTCTTCGACGCTTACGGGGATGGCTTTCCCTCGGCGTCGTCGGCGGCCTCGCCCGTGATCATGGTAGCGACCAGGTTGAGGGCAAGCATCGAGTCGCGCAGACTGAGGCCGAGAGCTTCCTGCTTTGTCAGGGCGGGCGTGCTGATGCGCGGCAACAGGTCAATCAGCGCACCGGTGTCGCCCTGGATCAGGTCGAACAGCTTGATGCCGCGCAGCTCGCCTGCGCTCGGTTCGCGCAGGGTGATGTCGATAACGGGTTTGCCGTCGCGGGTGATGGCTTTGCTGAGGGTCAGGGTGTTGTTGTTCATAGGGGGGCTCCTAAATTACATTTTCAGATTGGCGCGGCGCTTTTCCAGCATGTCCGTGCCGTTGATGATGCAGATGTTGTTGGGGAAGTCGATGTCAAAGAGGACGCGGCCATCGATGCTGTACTTAAACGTGGCGAGGCTCGCGGTGTATTTGGTCTTTTGCAGCTCGCCCGGCTTGCTCGTGCCGAGGTCAATTTCTTTCAGACGACCGGTCATCACCGCTTCTATACCGTGGCCGCTGCAATCCATCTCGCTCTCGGCGCTGGCGTTGATGCGGAATTTCACCCCGGCAAGGCCGCAGGTGCCGTAGAGGGCGATCATTTCCGCCGTCTGTTCGCTGGCCTCAAAGGCCAGCTCCATCTTTTCCTGGCCGAGGTCAATGTCGACAGGCCCAAACATACCGCCGGCGCGGTATTCGTCGGTCTTGCGGGTGATTTTCGGCCACTCGATGTTGTCGATGATGCCGGCATAGCCTCGTCCTTCGACGGTGAGGATGGCGTCTTTAATAATCTTGGGTAGCATGTTATCTCCTTACGGTTGGGCGGCTTCGATGCGGCGCGCGAAGTCGATGAGGTAGATGTCGGTGATGTGTTGACGCAAATTGAGGTTTTCGAGCGGCGGCACCGGCGTGTAGTCGTAGCTGATGGCGAGCTTGCCCTCTTTGAGGGTGTCTTTGCTGTTAAGCGTCGAGTCGTACCAGGCGCTGCCGCCGAGCAAGTAGCCGGCAGAGGTAAATTCGCGCAGCTTGGCATTGATGCCGGCGATGATGTCGCTCGCCAGCCCCGGTGTCAGCGGTTTGTCGATAGCCCAGAGGTGGTTTTGCGCGATGGTGTCGCTGATGACTTGGGCGGTACGGGTGTAGTTCTCAAAAGCAAACAGCGGGTCGTCCGAACAGGTGCGAGAACCCCACAGCCTAAAGCCCTGCTCACGCACCAGCGTCGTCACCTCTTTGCTGTTGAGGTAATTGGCATCGGTGGCGGTGCTGGTGATGTCAAAGTCCACGTCGATGGTGAGGCCGGTGACGCCGTTGATGCCGACGTTGGAGATGGTTTTGTGCCAGCCCACGTCCTGGTCAAGTTTGGCGCGCAGGCCGAGGGCGACGGCGACAGCGTTGATGGTGGCAGTTTTCTTCGCGGCTTCGTCAAAACCCACAAAATCCGGCCACACCAGCATCAACTCGCGGGCGTGGAAGTTGTTGCCGTAAGTGGCCGCCTCTTCTTTGGTGCTGCCGACGGCGCGGGCATAAACAAAGCCGCGTAGCTTTTGCGCGATGCTGACCAGCTCGCTTGTAACCTCTTGTGTGTCCAGCCCCGGTGCGCCGATGATGCGCGGCACGACGCCGAGTTCGGCTTTGGCCGAAAGCAGCGCCTTGGCGCCGGTGCGGCGACCATTTTCAAAAGCGCCGATGGCTTTGGCGTTCTGATCCGCGCCGTTGTCGTTTTTTTCCTTGCTGGTCGGGATGCGGACAACGACGGTCAGGGCATTGGCCTGTTTGTAGATGGCATTGAGCGCGGGGGCAAGTGTGCCTTTCGTGCCGGCCTTGCCGATGGCTTCGGGCAGGTTGCTGATGAGGACAGCCTTGTTCTCCGGAAACACAGTCGCATCGGCGTCTTCGCTGGTGGCGACAAGGCCGATGACGGCGGTGCTGACGGTGCGCAGCGGCCGGGTGCCGTTGTTTATTTCAATGACGCGGACACCATGCAGGTATTCGGTACTCATGGGTGTAACTCCTTGGATTGTTGGTCGAGGATGCGGTAAAGGGATGCCGGGCTTTGCCGCGCGGGGTCAGGCAGTTCAAGGACGGTGGCGACAAACTCGCTGCAAAACCAGCGGCGCGGTGACTGGCGCAAAAACGGGCAGATAAAACGGAACACACCACACCAGTCATAGCGGCTGCCCTGCTCACGCTCTAGCCATTCGCACACGGTGGCGGCGGGGATGGTGCGGTAGATGGATTCATGGCTATGCGGTGCGCGCAAATAGGCGGGGTCGATGGCGGGCAGTAATTCCCAGCGCTCACTTGGCAATCGCATGTATTTGCCGCGCACGCCGCCGTCACGCGAGGACGACGACACACAGAAATAAACATCTGGGCGCTGTGGGTCGGGGATGGCGAATTCGCAGTGCGAAAAGCGGCTGCGCGTGACAAGACGGATGGTGGCATCGAACAGGGCGCGGTAACGGTCGCGCAGGGACGCGCCTTTGCCGGGTCGTCCTTTGTAGAAAGCAACGTAGGCACTCATGCCTCACCTCCTGTACCGGATGCCGGGGCGAGAGGGATAAGCGGCGGAGCATAGCGAATGGTGACGGCATTCAGGGCGTCAATGTCGGTTGCCGCCCGGATGCGATCCTCCAACGCCTGGCGTTGCCCGGCGACGGATGCCGTGAGTGCGCTGTAGGCGTTGCTTTTGGCCAGGGCCCGCTCGCGCAAGGTATCAAGCGGCACACCGCGCGCTTGGGCGATACCGGCGAGGATGGGAGTGGGCGCGTCATGGTCGGCAGCCCAGGCTTGCGCTTCCAGCGCCTGGGTTGCCCAAGAGTCCCGCTCAAACTGCGGCACGGTGTCCAAACCGGCCACGGCGTCAATAAAGCGCTGCGCGGCTGCGGCGGCCTCGTGCAGCTTGGCGACCTTGGTGGCGGCGAGGGCGGCGCCAGGGTCAGGGTGATAGTCGGCTTTGGCGACGAGGCGGTAGCCTGCGCCGGGTTCAAACTGGTCGATGCTTTCGCCGCAGATGTCGCCTTTGTCATTGATGATGTAGTAACTCACGACATTCTCCTATTGTTTCGGTGCCCAGACTTCGGCATAAGAGCCGCCGTAATTTACGGTCTGCTTTATCTTGGCGCCGGCGAAACTTACCCCATCCACGGCAAGCATCGTGGTTGGGGCATCACGATAGCCACCATCGGCGGCGGTGCTGCCGTCGGGGTGCTCCAGGCGGTGCCGACCATTGGGATGTCCATTGCTGTAACTGCCGAGGCAGACAAAGACCCACGCATTGGCCGGTGCGGTCAAGGCACTGCTTCCGTTTTCATAGCGCACGCCAGATTGCCCGTCGCGCAGCTGAATATTCCGCACTTGCGTCCAATGGGCTTTGACCGTGTCATACATGGTGGCGCGAACAGCTTGCAGCTGTTCGTTGTGCTGGATCATCGCTGCTTTGAATTTTTCTTCCGACGCCGCGACCGCTTGCATCGC